AACCCTTGCTGCCCAGGTTGTTGCATCATTTGCGGAGCAGCTTGTGGTGCAACGGGCGGCGCTATGGGCGGCGTAGTGCCTTCTGCACCTGCCATAACCGATGAACCTGGCTGTCCAGGAATCATCGGGTTCATTCTTTCCGCAGCAGAAACAGGCGCTTGATTTCCTCTAGCAGCGTTCAACGCACGTTGGAAATCTTTTTCTTCCATATCTTGAGCAAGCATTGTTTGTGCAAATCCGGCAGTTGCGGGATTGCTCAAACCTTTGAACAGGTGTGCTCTGCGTTCCTCTTCACTACGCTTTCGTGCGGGAATCATATCTTCTGCACTAATGTCAGACGGCACAGTATCAATGTTCTGATACCAGTTTTGTGCCTCTGTCTGCGCTTTTTCGCCCAATGCTTTCTGCTCTTGGATCAGATCGCGCTGCGTTTTGCCAGCCACATAGCCTTGCAACATCTTTGCAAGCCCCGTTAGCGGAGAAGTACGAGCCTGAATGCCGCCATAGCTAAACGTCTCTGCGGGCTGGAAAGCCTGTTGCTGCATAAGTTCTGCCATGCGCTGCCGACGCGCAATATCGGCCATTTCCGCTTGATACGGACTTGGCAAAGTAAAACTGACTTGTTCAGCCATTATTGACTCTCCTGATACACGTTCAAATCAGTAGGCGTTGAAGCATTTTTTGCGTCGGTGCTGCTGTACAGATTAATGGGCTTTTTCTTAAACAATTTCGCCATTTCCATTGGCGAGAATCCACCGCCACCACTAGCGGGCATTTGTGGCATCTCTACTTTTTGCTCGGGCAAAATGTAGTTTTCCAATGCTTGCGCCATGCGAACGCGTTTTTCTTCAGGGTTAAAACTGAACATTGAATTCATGCCAATGCCCCGTAGTTAACCATCTTGTAACCGCTTGAATGCTCAATGACAGCTTCCGGCATCACCGCTTCAACTTCATCTGCCATTACGCCTATTTGATGATTGCCAAAAATGTCATATTCGTAGATGCCAATTCCTGACCAATGTGTGCCTATGCGTTCAATGTTGGATTTCAACCGACGATCCGAGAACGTAAAAGTTCCTGCGGGTGCTGCTGCTGCTGCTTGAGCGCCTGCGCCTAGCAAGTTATACAGCCCCGCGTTTGAAGCATTAGCGTTAGCAGACTGAATACCATACTGCTGCATATTTGCTTGACCCTGTGCTTGCGCCCCTGCAAAGATCGGAGCAGGTGCAACAGTCGGCCCTTGATAGCCTTGAAACTGTGGCATCTGAATTTGCGAGCCTGACATCAGACCCGTAATCTCATTCAGAGGCTGTTGGCGCAAATACGCCTGGCGCTGCAATTCTGCTTGTTGTGCGGCGTTCTGCGCTGCCAGTATTGCTTGCTGTTCGTTCAAACCTTGAGCGCGTGCGCCTGTGTCAAGGCTAATTCCTTGCAATGCAGCCTGGCTCAACAAGTCGTTACGGTTCTGCGCCTCTTGTATTTGCGCTGTTCTGTAAGCCTCTGATCCTGGCGTGATGCCCTGATTGGCAAGCTGATTCTCCATTGATGCTTGTCGGCGTTGCAGTTGCGGCTCAAGCCTAGCCATAATCGCTTGCTGGCCTGTAGTGCCTGCATTAACAGGCATCCGCGCTAGGTTTGAAGTATCAATCCTAGTTTGCAATGCTTCACTTGCTGTGCCGGTAGGTGCAAACGGGGTGCTGATTACATTTTGCGCTTGCTGCGTACCCGTTTCACCAAGTCCCGCTAATAGCTTTTGCACTCGCTGTTGCGAGGCGAGCGTTTCCTCGGCAGTCGGCGTTAGCTTCTGCGTGACTGTAGGCTGATCGCCGTCATAAGTGATCGTCTGCGTACCCAAAGGCGAAACAATGTTCGGGTTTGACATACGACCTTGTACGCGAGCCGTCTCGACGTTAGCAGCGCCTTGAGCCTGTGCAGCACCTGCGTAGTCCGGCGCGGGCGGCGGCGGCGGTGAACTTTTACCCATGAGGCACTCCTATTTTTCTGCTGTATTTATCAGTCAAAAACCTGCAAGTGTCATGATTCATTGTGTAGAAAACAATGTCGCCATCTACCCTTGCATCCTTAATTCGGCTTTCCTCTACAAATCCCATATTCGTCACTAGCTTGATGCTTGCTGCGTTGTCGCTTCCTACCGGCACTATGATCTTGTCCACCTGGCACACGTTGAACGGGTAATCAAAAATTGCTGCTAGGTATGCGCTCGTCATCCTTCCTTCGATTGCTATGTGACACCAAATACTTTTCCTGTTCCAATTCTCGTATATCACGCCTGCAACTATCTCATCGTCCTTGCACAGTCCTATCGCTTCGCTGCGTTCTTCAAAGTAACCACCTTCAACGCGCTTAGCCACCCAATGCCCGATAGCCGGGCCTTTCGTTATATACCTGCCCATCCGGTTTGATAAACAACGTCCGTTGAAGCCCATTCAATCTGAATGCCACCGCTTGCGCTTTTCATCTGAATGCCGCCGCAGTAACCAATACCCGTAATGCCTTGCCAGTTGTTCGTAATTGTTGAATCCGAACCCCACAAACCAACATCCCATAGCGACGTGCCCCAAACACCATAAGTCTGCGGGCTAAATGAAAGTGCAGCAGTCGTATCTTGAATGTCGAAATCGACGTTCATCCCGACAAAAATTGCCGGTTGTCCATTCGTGAAAATGCTAGGTCTTGCGCGAGTGAAATACTTCTTAACGCCACGCGAACCGTAATAGTTGAATGCTTGCAGGGTGTTCGCTTGGATGTTGCTTGAGTTGTCTTGAAAGTCCAGCGTCCACGCCTTGCCTACAAAACCATTCCCACCGAAATACGGATCATCGTTGAAGATTTCCCAACAGTTAGCATTCCAGTTCGTAAAGTTGCACCACGCTTTCGTGATGTTGTTCATTACATACTGTTGCTGCTGCGAACCCTCGGATGTTGGAACATTCACAAACAATGCGTTGTTCTTCGCGTTGTACAGAATCTGCCAGCCAAAGTTGTTCTGATATGTCCTAGTTGCAGCCGCAAATGCGCCCTGTATCTTGTCAGATAGCGCAATCCTTGGATCAAGCCGCGAACTCTGCACAGCCGACGCAAGCGGATACAAACCGTCGAGGGTCAAAATCAGCAGATCGCCCGAATACTTGAACATGCAACGCTTACCAATCGGAGTGCCTAGCTTCCACACACCGATCAATGCCCATGTTGATGCAGAAGCTGGATCAGTCCCGCGATAGGCAATCACTTCGCCGTTGCTAGTGACAAATACTAGGTTATCGTCAGCACCGTAACCTGCGTCGATTGTCCATGTGCCGATAGATACAAGATAGCCACCGAAACGACAAATCGAACTTAAGTCAAACTGCTCAGCAACGCCACCAACTGAGGAAGTCGGCAAGTACCATGCTTTGAGGGTGTTCTTTTGAATGAACCAAACTCGATTTTTAAACAACGTCACATCATCAAGCGTTGTTGTTGTAACGCCCGTAATTGCAGGAGTTGATGAACCTGTAATCGAAGTCCAGGTCGTGCCGTTGTAAAGCAAAGGAGCGTCAGAACCGTTTGCAGCGTACATGAACGCGCCGCCAGGCGTTGAGACGTTGACGTATTCCCACCGGCTGTTCGTTAGTCCTGATACTACTGCAGCGCCAACAGCACCACCTGCGGTAACGTCATAGATTTTGCCGCCAGCAACTGCAAACAGCTTTTCAGAATTGCCGCCTGAGTAATTGAACAGGCTATCGACTTGCCCAGTGATACCCGTTGCGTATTGCTGATAACCACCCCGCAGATTGACGCTAGAGACTGTGGGAAACATATTCGTTAACTGCACAGCATCAGTTGCTTCCATGTTGGCGAGCGAATCTCGAGCATTCCAGCCACCGATAGGCGCAGGCAAGGAAGCCACTTGCGCGGCTGTGCCTTGAACCATCATTCGTTGGCGTGCGCTGCGTGCCATCAGTTCGTACCGTAGCCCGAGTCGGGAATGTTGTCGTAGCCGATAAGAACTGTACCCGGACGCGGTGCGAGCGACAGATTGGCAGACGACATATCAAGAGCCTTCGCTGCTTCCATCTCTGTCAGATAGTTACGCATCATCGCTGTGGTATCGAAGCCTTTAGCCTCGAAATACTTGAGCTTTGTCGCGTTGACGATCAACCGATCAGGATAGATACAAGTGTCGGTGTCGGCTGTAAACGAGTTCTTAACAGTCCCATCAGCCGCAGCCGCCCAGCCCTTGCTGCGGTATTCAAAGCCGAGATATTCAGCCGTAGACATACCCGGCCATATTTGGAAATACGCACCCAACAAACGCCAACGAATACGCGGGCCGGTTGAGATATAGCCCGACAGCAGCCATTCCCATTGCTGTGCGTCCTCAGGGCCTAGCATTTCCCAATGCTTTGATTTGTCCCACATCGTGCGCGGGACAAGACTTTCGTAGTCAGAGGGTAGCGAATATTTAATTTTCTGAAAGTAAGCCGTAGCACCTGCGGCGCTTGCAGAAAAGTCTTGATTGACTGTTACCTGCGTTCCTGAGTCTACAGAAACGATATAGGTGTTCTGATTAATGCCTGTGCCTTGAACTTGATAGGTTGTATCAAGCCCCGCAGTCGATGCCATCGTGATCGTGCGGGCGGCTGTCGTCCAAGTGCCGGTCGTCGTGATGTATTGCGTGTAAAACGCGTTTTGTTTTGTCAGTTCCCGCCAAGCGTGGCGACGAAGAAACTCGTATCCGTTCGCGTTCATCAACGCGAGAATTTGGATAACGTCTTGGTTCGTGTTTCCTGCTACGCTCGACGGGGTTGCAACGCCAAGCTCGTTAGTTACTTGCTGCACTAACTCCAGCATCGTTGTCGTTGACATTCTCTTTCCTCGGTCGGCCAGGCTTGCGCTGCTCTAATAGCATTGCCATCTGCGCCTTAAGTTCTTCAAGCTGTGCGCGGGTTGCTTCCAACTCGCTACTCGAAACCTTTTGGTTCTTGTTCAACAAGTAATTGCGGGCACGTTCGCGCAGTCCCACGCCACCCATGCCGATCCGTTGAAGCTGATTATCGCTTGCCGTAGCCACTTGTTCAACCGTCTGAAACTTCAAAATCTGCAACTCAGCCAGTTGATTGTCGCCAAGTTCATCAGGACGGTCTTGAAACCAATCTTTCAGCGGCGTGCCGATAACCGGCCCATCACCGCTTTGCATCTGAAAATGCAGCCATTGCCGAGGAAAGCGCTCTTTGTGGTCATCCCGCACCGGCTGATCTATTACTGTCGTTTTGTCGCCTGGCACTACGATTCGGATAAATGGCTTGCCCTTGTAAGGGTCTTTCTCGGACGTGTAAAACTCGACGTAAAGCTGCGAGTCTGCATTGTTGATATCTGAATCGAGTGCCATAACGTTCTCCTGTGGGGATTAGGTTTTCGTGCCGTTGATGCTGTACCAAATACTATTCGTTACTGCAAAAAAAATGCTTGTGTGATCTTTATTGATCGTTGCCGAAGTCGTTTGATTGATCGTTGACGTTGATTCATACGGGTAAACCGTCAATGTACTAGCGCCGGAATTAACCACGAAAATCACTTCCCCCATTTCAGTCGGAGGAAGTTTTACGCCAGTTCCCGAAGTTACCGTATCAACAGAGTTGAAAACCGCCGTCAGTTGCTTGGCATCGGCTCTCGTCGATCCTGTGGCGACAATGTCGTCCTTACCATCTCCACATATAGAGACAGTCGAGAGCTGATTTACGCCTGAACCAAGAACCCGCGACGGGATAGACATTAGGCAGTAGTAACAGAAGCCCAGGTCGTTGCGCTCGTAGCAAAGAACAGCGCAGCTTTGCCATCAGCAAGATCAACGCTTGCAGCGGCTG